ATTGAGTGGGAATGATCTAAATTTAATCAGATAGCACCCAATAGCGGGCAGTTTAAGGCATTAAGTTGTTGAAAATGCTTTGAATTGCCCGCTTTATTTATGTCAACTCCGATTACTATCGATCAGTTCGAAGCAACAAAAAATCATGGCACGGAAAATGATATAGTTCCTTAGGCGGTCGATACCACGCATGGTTGCATGGTTTCGATGCTGAAAAACCGAATGGTACTCGAAGGAACTGGAAAATATGCTTTCCGATACCAAGATCAAAACCCTCAAGCCTAAGGACAGGCTGTACCGTGTAGCTGACCGCGACGGCCTGTATCTGGCTGTGACGAGGACCGGAGTGAAGTCTTTCCGGTACAACTACAAAATCGACGGGAGGCAGGAAACCATTACCTTCGGTCAGTACCCTGTGATATCCCTCGCTGAAGCGAGAGAGATGCTGCTTCAGGCTAAGAAAGTTCTTGCCTCGGGGCGCTCACCGGCTCGGGAAAAGAAGGCTGCAGCAATAGGAAGGAAAGCCGAAGACACGATAGAGGCAGGAATAGGGGAGTGGATCGAGAAGGCTCAGATGGCGGAATCAACCCGCAGGGCCCGGCGCTACACAATCCGCAGCGTGATCATCCCAAAGCTTGGCAGGCTGCACATTTCCGAGCTGACCGACAATGATATCCGCAAGGCGATTGAGCCGATCAAATCCTCAGCGCCTGCCACCGCATTGACTGCCCGGGACATTCTTTCATCCTTCTATCTCTGGCTCAATGAAACTAAGGGCCTTCGGATCGACAACCCAGCTCGCTATGTGAAGCCGAGCACTATTCACGTTTTCAAATCCCGGGACCGCACTCTTTCCGCAACAGAGCTGAAGAACTTCCTTCAGGCCCTGGACTTCACCCCCATTGCTTCTTCAAACAAGGCCTTCCTCAAACTCCTGCTTCTGACCGCGGTCCGGAAGGGCGAGCTGGTAGGGGCGAAATGGAATGAAGTGGATTTCGATGCCGAAAAATGGACTATCCCTGCTGAGCGTATGAAAGGGGGACTGGCTCATATCGTGTACCTGAGCCGTCAGGCCGTCGATCTTTTCATTGGTCTGCAGTACATAGGAGACGGCGCCTCGGAATACGTCTTTCCGGGCAGGAACGACTCGACGATTTCCATCGTGCCTCAGTCCCCAAACAAGTGGATCAATGACGCTCGCCGGGCGGCGGCAAAGAAGGGGATAGAGATCGCGGCGTTTACTCCTCACGACTTCCGGCGTACGTTCTCAACATTTGCAAACGAGGAGGGCTTCAGGCCCGACATCATTGAACGCTGCCTAGCCCACGAGCACCACGACATTCGGTCGGTCTACAACCGAGCTGAATATGCGAAGGAGCGCCGAGAACTAATGCAGTGGTGGGCTAATAAACTTGAACAGATCTTTCGTTCAAAAGAGGCTTGATGATGGATAAAAAGATTGATCTCGCTAAAGAATTAACTAATAAATCTATCGAAGCCTTTTTACTGGCAATCGAAATATTTAATAAGCCAACAATTCAATATCGGGTAGAAGGCTTCGGATTTTTTATCTGCAATGCCTGGGAATTAATGCTAAAAGCTTATTTAATAAAGATAAAGGGCGAAAACTCGATATATTACAAAGACAAACCGGATCGATCAATCAGCTTGGAAAGTTGTTTAAGGCAGATAATGACAAACGAAAATGATCCGATAAGAAAAAATTTAGAAAAAATAATTGAACTAAGAAACACCAGCACCCATTTTATACTGAAAGAGTATGAAGAGCTTTATGTACCTTTATTTCAAGCAAGTGTGATTAATTATTCAAATAAAATAAAAGAATATCTAAATGAAGATATCGGCGAACATATACCTTACGGATTTTTAACATTAATGCCAAAATTCGAGGCTGGTGTAGGAGAAAGAATTAAAGCTTCATACCCGCAAGTTATTTCAGAAAAATACGAGAGCTTAAAGAAAAAATTGAATAGCGAGTATTCAAAAGGAAACGATAAATTTGCAATACCCGTAGAACATTATTTTTATATAACGAAAAACAAAAACAGCGCAACTGATACTATTTGCCTAGATAAAACCTCAAAAAACAACGGAATACTTGTTAAAGAGCTCCAAGACCCGAACAAGGATTTTCCTTATACAACAACGTCGCTGATAAAAGCAATTAACGAACGGCTTAAAAGAGAAAAAGTAACTCTGTTTTATAAAGGAGAAGCAAAAAATTTTACAAATAGAGATTTTACGAATTTTTCCAAGTATTTTTCCTTAAAGAAAAATAAAGAGTTTTGCTATATAGATATGCATAGAAAGCAAAGATTGTATTTCTATTCTCTTAAAGCCTACCAATACATAATTGACACATTAAAAAGAAACAGCCGCGATATATTAGATACCGTGGCTGCGAAACGGATAACCCCAGGGGCAAAGGAATTCTCGGCTTGAAGCCTACTCCTGTTCGGGAACCCAGCACTAATCCTTCACAAGTTATCCGTAGCTCATTGTAGTATAAAGAACGTTAAAGATCATTAACTATGATCAAACGGTGTTTTGCTTACACAGATTCCTTAGAGGTTTAGCTCAGATAAAAGGCGACCCACCGCCTTTGTTTTTCGGCAGGAGTTCTTTAAGTCAGAGTGCATAAACCGCTGATTTCTTTTTGTATTCCTCGATTTCATCCTTTCGGTATCGGATGACCTTTGTATTGACTCGGAAGGGCTTGGGGAAATCCGGGTTGGTCTTTTCCCATCTGTAGAGGGTCGTTCGGCATACATGGAACATCTCGCATACCTCTTTTGGCGTCAGCGTGACCTCGAAATTAATTCCCTGCTTAATCATTTTCCTTCTCCTCCTTGATCGCGGCCTCAAGCTCCTTGATCGCCCAATCGATGTTTTCCTCAGCTATGAACAGGATGGCCTGCCTCAGGTTCTCGATCGTGACCTCGCGAGCCACGCGGTGCAGAAGCGCGTACTCGACCAGGTTGATCTCGGCGCTGATCCCCTCGTCTTTGATTCGCCTGAGGTAGACGACAGACTTTTCCAGGTCTTCCACGTACTTCTGCTTCGCGTAAGCCTCGACCTCCTCGGGTTTAAGCCGCCGCTTCTTGACCAGGTCGCGAGCCTCGTCCCGGCCCTTGAACGGGGACCGCAGGATGTACTTCACAGCCGATCCAACGCAGAAGTTCATCTGGTCGATGATGTCGATCACCTCGACCGAGTAGTGCCGGTAATGCGCCGGGTGGTTGACCATATCAGACATAGTTCATCTCCTTGAACTTCAACTTGCTGTCGAGCAGATCCTCGGCCGCGTCGTAGTACTGCGCCCCTTTCCCCATCGCATAGCGCTGCGTCGAAATGCGACTTGGTGGGAAATACTCGACCAGATCCTCGAATGTTGAGGCCGCTAGGCGCCTCAGGTGCTTCAGCTGCGGATAGAGAATCCGACGATGGTTCAACCATGTGTTCGCGATCATCTGGAGCAGCTGGTTCTGCTGTTCGATTTCCCGCATGAACGCCGCCCTCTGGGATTCGTCTTCAACCCACGATGAGAGCCCGTAGGCGAAGACGAGCTGCGACTTTGCCAGTCCGAAGTACGGCTGAAGATCGTCTGCAGCCTTGCTGTACCTGATCGCGGCCAGGGGCTCGAGGAAATCGCCGGCGAAGCGATTGACGTCAGACTCGAGCCAATACCCATCCCCTTTGATGAGGATCCTCGAAAGCGCCGAGGCCTGCCTCAGACCGTCAGCAAAGCTCAGCCTGCGGTGCAGTTTGCGAGGTTTCTTGCTTTTCGGCATGATCAGCGTCCCGTGGATCCGTAGCCACCGGATCCGCGCTTTGTTTCCGGCAACCTATCTACCACCTTGAATCTAGGTTTGATGGCCTCTTCAATCGTCACCTGGGCGACGCGATCACCGGCGAGGATCATGTAATCCTTTGTCGGATACCAGGTCACAAAAACTTCCCCTGTGTAGTCCTGATCGACTATGAGCGTAGGCTGGAGTACGTTCCGCAGAATCAGGTTTGAGGAGCGCGGGTAGACGAGCAGCTTGTATCCGGCCGGGATCACGAAGGCAAGGCCGGTGCGGATTTTTGCGGGCTCTCCTGCGTGGACGTACTGGTCCTCGATAGCGTACAGGTCGGCCCCCGCAGATCCTTCCGTGCCGAAGGTGGGGACGTGCGCCAATGGGTGAAGGGAGACGATTTTGATGTCAACCTCTTTCATTTTTCTTCCTCCCTTCTGACCGCCATTGCGGTCTTTGCTATATCGAGGATTGAGGAAAGATGGTCTATTTCCCGGGTGTTTTTAAACGGTACGGTCAAAACGACCTCAGCAGTCCGCCCGGAACGGACGATCAAATTAGGGGATTCGTCCCCAATTTCGATGCTGAATTTCATCTCGCACATTTTCTTAATTCCTTCGAGAAAGCCTGAATAACGGTTTTTAAAAGGCTCGACCTGGCCACTTGATGCTCAGAAACCTTGTCGACGGCTTGAAACGCCGCATTCAGGTTTCCGGCTTTGAACGAATCCAAAGCGGTCTGGAAATAGATGCGGTCAATTTCCGAAAAGCAATCGGATTTTGCGCAGGATCTCAGAGTTGCTTCCAGCGTTTTTGTTGGCGGATCTGCCATCATCAAAAAGGCACCTCTTCGTCAGGAACTTGAGAGGCAGGGGCGGCCCTTCCGGAGGCGGCGGCGTACTGGGATGCTGTTGATGTGGGCTCGGGCTTCTGGGCGGGTTTAGCCGAGACGTCCGTAGGCCTCGCCCCCAGCTGCATGGACTCTCCAATAATCTCTGTTGAATATCTTTTAACGCCGTCCTTTTCATAGCTGCGGGTGCGCAGGCGGCCTTCTATATAGACTTCGCTACCCTTCTGAAGGTACTGCTGCGCGATTTCAGCTGTCTTGCCGAACAGGACGACGTTGTGCCACTCGGTCTCTTCTTTCTTTTCACCATCCCGGCCCTTGTAGCGGCGGGTAGTGGCAAGCGCGAGGCGGCAGATTGCCAGCCCCTGCGCGTCGCTCGTCTTGGGGTCTCTCCCCAGGCGACCGAGAAGAATCACCTTATTTACTGATGCCATTGTTGTTCCTTCAGTTGTTCTTCAAAAAGTCCTTGAGTCGCTCAGCCAGCTGCTTATCTTCCTCGGAGAGTGACCCCGGATCCTTTGCGATATAGATCAGGTACCACTCGAAAAAGATCCGCCGGGTTTCTTCCCGTGTGAGCTCAAAGCGCGCGGTATCAGACATGGGCGGCTCCTGCGGCAAGCTGCTTAAGCTCAGAGAGCTGGGAATCGACCTCCGCGAGGAAGCCAAGACACTTCTGCTTCACATCGTCCAGCTCTTCGGCCTCCGGCCTGAAGCGGACGATAAAAAGTTGAAGGGCGCGGTATTCCCCAACAAACCGCGGGTCGTAGTCGACGAAGTCCACATACTCCCGCCCGGTGCAGAGGAGCTGTACACACATCTGCGGACGGTACTCAGGCGGTACGATCCCTTCTCTCACCCGGGCGAGGTGCGTGCTGGAGCAGGGACACTTGATCTCGAGAAGGCCTTTCCCGTCATCAAGGAATCCGTCAGGTGAGGCTCCGAAGAAGGGGATCGTCGGGTGCTTCACAAAGGGAGCATCCAGCACGATCGTCCCTGTGACCTCTTCATAGGCCGCCCGGGCGTCGTCCTCGTGCTCTGTCCCCCACTGCATGGCCGCGGTCGTAAAGTGCTCAACCGGAGCTCCAGTAATCCTCTCGATCAGGACATCCTGAAGAGCTTCGGCATAGGCCGCATAGGGCTTGCCGGACTTCTGACGCGGGACCACCTTTCCGGCCATAGAGGCCGTCAGGCACCCGCAGCGGGCATTGAACCACTCGATGGTCTGCTGATACTTTGAAGACATCACGCCTCCTTTATAGCTTGATCGGCGACACTGGCCCGGCGCTTCAGCTCGTCATGCCAGCCGGATTTCTGCAGCTCTTTCTTTTGGCTTGCGGTCATCGCTTTCCAGGCTTCGCTGTAGGCCGCGATCCCCTGCTGGGCGATCCTGTCGAGGCGCTCGACTTCAGCGGGGGAGATCGACGGCGCCGGGGCCTCGGCTGCTCCGGCCTGCACGGCGTTCCCGTCATCGTCGTCGTCAGACGAGATGCTGAGTACGGCAGAGAGGGAGTAGCGGCGGGCGTAGGTGATCGCGGACCCAAGAGCCTGAGCCGCGTTGCGGGAATCCTTCGGGAGCGGAATCGTGATCTTCCCGCCGGACACCCGGGCGCCGTCCCTGCTGGTCAGGATCGTGAGGCAGGACACCGCCCCCGGCTCGTTTTCGACATCCTGAGAGATGAAGATCCCCTGCGCGTTGAGGGATGGACGCACGGCGTCGAGAATCGCCTCAAGGTCTGCGTAGCGGGACTTGAAAGCCGGATTAACCCTGTTCTTGATCACCTTGCGGAATCCCGCCTGAGCCCGCGCGAGCGCTTCAAAGATCCCGCACGGTGGTACGGGTGTGCGCTGAGCGTCTGCCAGTGACGGCGCGGGGGAAGGAGTGCTCTCTTCGGGAGGGACTGGAGCCTCGCCCACGGTGAGGGAGGGAGTAATCGTCTCCTCAACACCGATGTCTTCCTTGCTGAGTTCAATGTCGTTCATTTGTCGTCCTTAGATGATGTGGATATCGAGGATCCCGAAGAAGGCGAGAAGCGCCGCCGTGATCACGAAGACCGAGAGGAAGGTGACAGCGGCTTCGAAGATCCATCCGAGGATCTCCTTAGCGGTGTCCTCCTCCATGAGGCTCTCGGTCGCTTCACGCTCGCGGCGGGCGGCTTCGTACTGGTCCATGATTCCCTCCTTTTCCCATGTCTGTCTCCTGTTAATCGATCAGCTCGCACTCGGCGGCGGGCTTGCCATTGATATCCGCGAAATTGGATTTGATGCTGATTCTGTAGGTGTACATGAGGGCTCCTTGAATATTTCACCAAAGTGTTCTTATCTGATAAATATATTAACCTAAGTTAATTCAAAAGTAAATAGTGGAGACGCAAAAACCTCCTCTTTTGTCAGAGGAGGTTAAGGGTGAAGTAAAAAAATCTTTTTTACATCAAAGATCAAGAAGCCTCATACTTTTGACCACTCGCCCAAGAAAACGGACATTTCTGCCATCGCCGGAATGGACTTCAAACGGCGTATAAACCGGGTTAGAGCTTATGAAAATAAGTTTCCCCGGAGCCCGTTGCACTCGCTTTATAAATAGCTCTGAATCAATGAGAACCGCATAAATTCCATCACGGATTAGAGAAGTATCGGAGGTATCTAAAAATACAGCGTCCCCGTCTTCGATGTCTGGGGACATGGAATCGCCCAGTGATGAAATGATTTTTATATTTCCCGGTTTAAAGTATGAAAAATGCCGGCTGAACCACTCGGGAGAAACAAGAAGCTGGCGGATTTGAGGAATTTCTTCAAAATTCTCTATACCAGTGCCGCATGAGCCTTTTATGTCGATCAGGTCTAATTTGATGGAATTTTTTATAGCGGCGGCTCCGACCCCGTCCATTAGCCACTCGGGAGAAACGTTAAGGATGCGGCACGTTTTAATGACGTCATCATATCTGGGCGCCAGCGTTGCCCCGTCTAACCATTTCTTTATCCCCGCCGGGGATAGCCCAGTAGCTCGGACTAAATCAGCAGCCAAGACACCTTTTTCTTGCATCACTTGCTTTAGGCGATCATTCCAGCTAGTCATGTTTGCCTCTCTGTAAATATTAACTTAGGTTATGCCATTTCTTCCCTTTTGTGCTTTACTTTATTATTAACTTGAGTTAAATTATTAAAGAAGAAAATTCACTTTGGTGAGAATATGACTGAGTTAGACGAAAGGCGAAAACTCGCTTTTAGGGAAATAAGAGAGGAATTCAACTCACTTACAGAGATGAGCCGCGCTTTCGGGGTTTCTTTGCCTGCAGTCTGGAAGTGGAAGAAATTCGGCATCCCAGAGAGCCGGCTTCCGTACTTCCGGCTTAAGTATCCGAAGCTTCAAGCGTGGAAAGGGCTCCCGAGAGGCTTCTAAATGCACGGCTACAAAGCGACCGATTTTGCTTGGGAGGCGCCCGTGACCTCTTCGTCTGAACGCCTGGTGATTCTTGCCTTGGCGAAGTTTTCGGACGATGCCGGACGGTGCTTCCCGTCTGTAGAAAAGCTAACAGCGATTACGCACTTGAATCGCAAGACAGTTTTTTCAGCTCTGAAAGCTCTTTCCCAAAGCGGGGTGGTTTCAGCTCAAAAAAGTGAGAGAAACGCGAATCGGTACCAGCTTAATTATGCCCTCTGTCGTACCGAAAACGGTACTACCGAAAACGGTACTACCGAAAACGGTACGGCAGTAGTACCGAAAACGGGACAACCAGTAGTACCGAATTTGGGACACAAACAGATCAGTGAACATATCAATGAACAAATCAGGGAAGAGCCCCTACCTCCCCCCTCGCCTGCGGCGAAGCGGGAGGCACAGACACACCGCTTCTCGCTCTCCGAGATCCCGGATGCGTCGAAAGAGAAAACCAGAACTCATCAGGCATTCAAACCTCCGGAGCTCGGTGTCGAGCTCACCGAGTCCGCTTTCAGAGACTGGATGACGGTACGCAAGGCAAAGCACTCACCGCTCACTGAAACCGCGTGGAAGCACTTTAAAGCGCAGGTCCTCAGATCCGAGCTGAGCATCCAGCAGGCGGTAGAGCTTTGTGCGACCAAGGGATGGATTTCTATCAACGCCGAGTGGCAGGCGGTTAAGGACTATCAGGCTGAATTCGATTCTCGCTCCAGCAATGACAGGAAGGTCGATTTTGTCATCAAAGCTCTGGGGATCACAGACGACACGAAGGAAGAGGAAAAGGACACTGTAGATGACTGGATTTAAGTACGAAGGATCTGACGTCAAGCAGATCACCGATCAGGTTACGGGGCTCGCTGATCTCTTGGGAGCCAAAACCCCATCAGAAAAGGGACTCGTCCTCTGGGTTTCTTGTCTCAAGGATGAAGTCCCGGCATGGGCGGCTATATCAGCGCTTACGGATTGGCCGAAGCGACACAGCAAGATGGCTGCGCCGTCAGACATCGTGAAGTCTGCCAAGGAAATCCGTGAGCGGGATCAAGAGAAGAAAGTTCAGGAAGACAGCGCCAAAGAGGTGACGATTTCCGCAGTGACTCCCGCTGATCCCGCGGTCAATGCCGCTTACCACCGCTGGCTAACTGCGAGACATGATCTCCCAGCGCTGACCGGAAAAGAGTGGATGTGGCGGAAGCTGATCGCCTACGTCGAGCATCGCCCGCTCAGGCTCGAGGATGAGCTCTTTGTCCGCAAGCAGTTCGGGGATATCCCGTCAGAGTCTGCGATTACTGAAGCGAGAGAAGGTCTGAGAAAGAGAGAAGAGGCAGAAGCCGCGATCCCTCCATTCCTTACTCTGATCGCCGAGGAGCGAGCTAAAAGCGCCAAAGGTTCAGTTGTACCGGCTACCGCCAGGAAGACGCTTGCAGGCGGTCCTGGCGCCAGAGAGGACGATATCCCTGAGTGGGTCTCTTCCTATTCCTCCGATTCTTTCGACGATATCCCCTTCTAAGAGGAGTGAGCATGATCCCAGCCAGTTTCGTTTCCTACACGCTCACGCAGCCGGTCGCCAGAGTCGCCGAGATAGCCGATGCCAAGGAAAAGGCAGCCAAAGATAGGGCCGTCAGAGTCCTGACTGATGAGCGGATGTACCCGCTGGAAGACCTGCAAAAGTGCGAGGAGCACTTCCAAAAGGTATCGGCTTATGTCGAGGCAAGACGAGAAATCATCTCCCACGCCAAGGGCGCGAGGATCTTACCTGACGTCATCCCTGAAGATGTCTGGAAGTCTCTGGATATCCTCTGCCGGACTGCACCGGCTATGTACCTTGAAGCCCGGCTAAAGGTCACCATAGGCGTCATCGCGGACGCGTATAAGCGAAAGGGAATGGTCCGCCCTTCTGTCCACGATCATCGCCTGGTGCCGGATGCTTCATGGGTGAAGACTGATAGCGATGTCCGAAAGTACATCAAGCAGCTCAGGGCGTTGCCTGACGGTAGCAGAAAGCGCTTCCCGGCAGTGATCCGGGAGCATATCGCTCGAGCATCGATGAAGCTGCCAATCCCGGTAGTGGCAGACCGATTTGGGATCTCCACCTGGTATGTGGGCGAGGTCCGGAGGGGATTCAAGGAAAAGCAGGAGGAGAAAAGTGAGTTTTGAGTTTGGCTTCCAGGTGCCGGGTAAAGCGAGAGGAGCCGCCCGGCCTCGGTTCATGAGGAACGGTCACACCTATATCCCGGATGAAGACCGACGGTACCGCGCTTTCGTCCAGTCAATGGCGAGAAAGGCGATTGCCGGGACGCAGTACACAGGGAAAGATGCGCTCTCTTTTGCGGTCGATATCCTTGTCTGCTGTAAGGTACCCGTCTCATGGACCAAGGCAAAGAAAGCAGCGGCGCTCCGGCAAGAGATTTCTCCCGGGAAACCAGACGCCGATAATGTCGCCAAAATCGTCTTGGACAGCCTCAACGGCATCGCATGGGTGGATGACAGCAAAGTGTCCATCCTGACCGTCAGGAAGCAGTACAGCGACGCCTATGAGGGTATCCGGGTATGGGTGGAGGCAGAACCAACAGACAGGAGAGATACGTGATCGATCAGGAACTCGATTTCCGGCTCACTAACTGGGCCAGATACTACAGAGGCCGGCCCAAGGTCCACGTTTCTATGCTGGCGAAAATGATTGCTCTCTATGGCACCCCGGAAGATTTTTGTCAGGAGGATGAAAAGAAGAACCCAACACCGGTCGACGCTTCGGATGCTGCACTCGTCGAGCGATCGCTCTGCTCCCCGCTGTATCCGGAAAAATATCGTCTCATGATCTGCGTGCTCTACCTGAGGCCGATGATTCCTGTCGGCAGACTGGGAAAGGCTATGGGCCTGAATAGACGTAGATTCGACGAGGAACTTCATAACGCTTGTGTTATGCTTTCCAATATTCTTGATTTTTACGCCAGAGATAAAAATTTTGCTTTTCATAATGACGAGGCGTAAAATGAAAATATCAGTAAGCGAAAGACGCAAGATGTAATTAAGGTTGGCCGATGGCCAGCCTTTTTGCACCCGTAAGAAACGTAAGCCCGAAGGTCAGAAGATCTCCGGGCTAAATTTTTATGCCGGGCGGGGTTTTCTTTTGTCCCTTGGGCCGGCCCCCGACCCGGCGCCACATTTTGGATTTCCTTATGGTAAGAGACTGGGATGTCGTCCGAGAGCTTCTCGGAAAGATTGAAGATGAATCACTGAAGGAATTCATCGAACATCTCCATAAGGACATCTTGTTCGGAAAGAACGATGAGAAGTTCGAATCCATTGTGGCACGTCACCTGAAACTTCTGTCCGAGTCAGGCTACATCAAGGGCATCCAGTACGGCTGCACGCTTCCGGGCAAGGTGAGCTACGTGAGGATCGAGCCAGAGCTGACTATGGCAGGGTATGACCTCCTTGAGGTTCTACGGTCAAAAACGGTTTGGAGGAGCAAATAGGTTTCTTGTACGGTTCGCGCGCGAGGAAACAAATGAAATTTGCCAATGAGTATTCTGAATTACGCGAATCCGAAAAGAGATTTATCAGGTTTAACGACCTGATTCCATTCGTATTTTTCGATGACACAAAAGATAGGAACGGTGCATTGCACTCCGACAAGAATGGCCATGGCAATTAGAAAGTCCCAGAAAACAATGGGTGGGCGGCCATCGGCTTACGGTCCAGAGATGGCTAACAAGATTCTCTCTCTGATTAGAGAAGGAAAGTCCGAGGCAAAGATATGCAAAATGCCGGGCATGCCAAGTGCAGAAGCTTTAAGACTGTGGAAGAAGAAGTATCCCGACTTTCTTGCGGCCACAATCGAAGCTAGGCGGTTCAGTGCTGAACTCTACAACGATCGGCGCATGGACCTGGTTAAAGAGCTTATAGAGAAGACCCAGCTCCATGAAAATGAGGGAATCAGCTTCCCCAAGGGTGTTGTAGACGGCTACAAGGTAGCTATGCAGGAGCTGGCCAGAGAAGCTGCTATTCGTGATGACCACCGCTTCAGCGACCGCCAGAAGGTGATCGCAGAGGTTAATTCCGGCAGCGTCGGGGACGGCATGGATGCGGTTTACGCCAAAATGCGGGAGGCTGTCGAGGCCCATAAAGATGCCGGTAAGTAACCCCTTTGCTGAGATCTGGAGGCCGCACCGCTACAAAGTGTTCTATGGCGGCCGCGGATCGGGCAAGAGCTGGGCCGTGGCCGAGGCCTTGATTGTGATGGCCGACATGGCAAGGCTCCGTGTTCTTTGCTGCAGGGAGATTCAGGCCTCAATCCGCGATTCTTCCTACCAGGTGCTGAAGGATACGGCCTACAGGCTCGGCATCGCCGACCGCTTCGATTTCCTCGAGGCAGAAATCCGCAGCAAGGAAACAGGCAGCAGGTTCATATTCAAGGGGCTTTCCCACAACCAGTCACTCAAGTCTACTGAAGGCATTGACATCGCCTGGGTGGAAGAGGCCCAAACAGTTTCAGAAGCGTCATGGTCCGTCCTGATCCCGACGATAAGAAAGCCGGGGTCCGAAATCTGGATCACCTTCAACCCCCTGAACGCAGACGATCCGACGACGAAAAGGTTCATCGAGAACCCGCCGCCGGACGCCTGCGTTCGCAAAGTCAACTACGACGAGAACGCCTACTTCCCAGACGAGCTCCGAAAAGAAATGGAGTTCCTGAAGAAGTCGGACTACGAAGCCTATCTGCACATCTGGGAGGGGTATCCAAGAACGATATCGGACGCCCAGGTGTTCAAAGGCCGCTATGTTGTCGAAGACTTTCCGGACGATCTTTGGAAGAAGGCGGACAGGCTGTTCTTCGGCGCCGACTTTGGCTTTGCGAACGACCCGAACACGCTTGTCCGCTGCTTCATCCTCGATGGCCGCCTCTACATTGACTACGAGGCGTATGCGGTCGGGGTGGAGCTCGACGAAATGCCGCAGCTCTACGAATCCGTCCCGGGGTCGCACGAATGGCCGATCAAGGCCGACTCGGCCAGGCCTGAGACCATCAGCTATCTGGCAAACCGGGTCAATCCGCCTTTCCGGATCTCGGCCGCAACGAAGTGGCAGGGAAGCGTGGAGGATGGAATCGCCTATCTGAAGAGCTTCGAGAAGATCGTCATCCATCCGCGATGCAAACACGCCGCGGATGAGTTCAGGCTCTACTCGTATAAGGTTGACAAGACCACAGACGAGGTTCTTCCGATCATTTTGGACAAGTCGAACCACATTATCGACGGGCTTCGCTACGCCCTTGACGGCTATATCACGAAGCCCGGGCTGAGTAAGTGGGCCGCTTTAGGACGGATGCAATGAGCAGAACCAGCGCAAGAAACATAAAAAAGTCCGCGGCCAAAAGGCTGTTTCTGGACGGGGTGATCAATCCCCTGCTCAGGATCGGCAGCCAGAGCCGCAACACCTTTGCTGCGACCCATTACGTTCCGAGGTTCGAGTCTCTCGATCGCTCCCAGCTCGAGTGGGCGTATCAGGGGTCGTGGATCTGCTCCCTCGCGGTGGACATCATCGCCGAGGACATGACCCGCGAGGGCATAGACATCAAGTCCGAGAATCCCAAGGTTGTGGACCGGCTGAACGCCGATCTTGACGACTGGCGGGTGTGGGACTCCATTGCGGACGCTATCAAGTGGGCCCGGCTCTACGGCGGGTCCGTCGCCGTCATGATGATCGACGGGCAGGACATGAGCCAGCCGCTCGCCGAAGTCCGAAAAGGGGCGTTCCGCGGGCTGTACGTTCTTGACCGCTGGCAGATACAGCCCTCAAGCGAGCTCGTTCAGGCGCTTGGACCCGATTTCGGAAAACCCGAATACTACGAGGTCCTGCAAAAGGAAGTCGGCGTCAACATCCCTGGCAACAGGATCCACCATTCGAGAGTGATCAGGCTCGACGGCCGGAGGCTGCCATTTAACCTGAGGCAGGCCTATCAGGGGTGGGGCGCCTCCATACTCGAGGCCGTCATTCCTCAGGTTCAGATGTTCGACCTTGCGACGCAGGGCGCAGCTCAGCTGATCAGCAAGTCGTACCTGCGCTACTACAAGGTGCAGGGGCTGCGGGACATCCTGACGAACAGTCTCGCCCGCGACGGTTTCCTGAAACAGATGGACTACATGAGGGAGTTCCAGGGGATCGAGGGTCTGACTATCGGCGACAGCACCGATGAGTTCCAGACGATGCAGTACTCGTTCACGGGGATCCCGGACATTCTGCTGCAGTTCGGGCAGCAGATCTCCGGCGCCATCGGCGTTCCCCTTGTGCGCCTGTTTGGGCAGTCTCCGGCGGGATTCAACTCAACCGGAGAGTCGGACCTTCGGATCTATTACGACAACGTGAAGCACGATCAGGACTCCGACCTGAGGCCGGGCCTGAAGAGGCTGCTTCGCGTCATGTATGAGTCGGCCTTTGGTTCGGCGCCGGACGCCGACTTCGGCTTTGAGTTCAAGAGCCTCTGGCAGATGACGAACGAGCAGAAGTCCCAGGCTGCGCAGGGCCTTGCCGGTTCGATCATTCAGGCCCTTCAGGCCGGCGCCATCCCGACATCAGTTGCGATGAAGGAGCTGAGAAAGCTGTCCGACACGATCGGGCTCTTTGGTTCGATCAGTGACGAAGACATAGATGCCGCCGAAGAGGCAGACAACGGGATGATGCCGCCGGAGGCCAAGTTAACGGAGGATCCGTTAAATGCCAAACCCGAAAGCGTTCCGGGAGCAAACCAAAACGGCGCAGCTGTTGGCGTGGTACCAAAAGCGCCTCAAGCGGGTGGCCCGACAGGTGGACCGAATCGCCCGTGACTACTCCGCCGCCGCTGACCCCGTGAAGGCCGCCTCTGAGATCCAGATGCGGCTTTTTTCATACGCGGACGAGATCGACGCCTGGGCGCACGAGATATCGGGAATCATGCTCAAGCGGGCCGGAGCGGCCGACTTCGAAACGTGGAAGCTGGTGGGTGGAGAACTCTCGGCAGAAACAAGAAAACGCCTGAAGGACGCGCTGACAGGGAAGGCCTACGAGGATCTTCAAAACCTTCAGGTCGACCTGATCAAGTCTCTTCCAAGAGAGGCCGCGGAAAAGGTTCAGGAGATGGCGCAGCGCAGCCTCATGACGGGCGAGCGCTTCGCTTCTTTCGCCGAGGACATAAAGCGGCTCGGGCCCATCACGATGAGCCGGGCGATCTGCATCGCAAGAACCGAGACGGCAAGAGCCAGGACGTCTTACACACAGGCAAGGGCGCAGGCCGTCGGGTCTACGCACTACATCTGGCACACGGTAGGTGACGGGGCGGTAAGACCAAGGCATCGGCAGCTTGATGGGACGATACAGTCCTGGAACGACCCGCCGATCACGAGCGAGCCGGGTCAGAAGATCGTTCACTCTCATCCTGGCCAGCTGTGGAACTGCCGCTGCTGGGCAGAACCGTTGTTTCCTAAATCGAAGTACGAATCATGAAGTTTAGAGATGGAAATTTCCTCACAAGCGAGCGGCTGAGCCCTCACAAGGAGCTGACTCCGGAGGGGTATCTGCTCTGCCGGGACGTTCCGATCTCGAGAGTCGGCACATTTGACTACACGGGCGCGGACGTCTCGATGAACGCCCCTGTCGTGCATGTCGGCCGCCCGGCAGAAGAGCTATTCAAGCCCGAGACGATCGCGAGCTTTGAGGGCAAGCCAATCGTGATCGGGCACGACACCTTTGCGGACCCGGAGACGTGGAAAAAGATCTCCATCGGGCACGTGCAGAACGTGCGGCGGGGCGAAGGTGACGAATCCGGCCTTCTTCTGGCCGACCTTCTTGTCCTGGACAAGAAGGGAATCGACTTGATCGAAAACGGGACGCTCTGCGAAATCTCGTGCGGCTACGACGCGAATTTCGTGCGGGACGGTGCCGATTCCGGTCATCAGGTGGGCATTGTGGGGAACCACGTTGCTCTTGTTAATCAGGGGCGGTGTGGCCCCGTTTGTTCTATTGGTGATGGTTTTATGAACGAACCTAAATCTAGTTGGAAGACTATGCTCCGCCGCCTCTTCCGTGACGGCGATGAGGATAAGTTCAATGAAGCGCTCGACAAGGTCGACGTTAAGGATGCTGATCCGGAGCCTGCTGCGGAGCCCGCTCCGGCTCCCGCGCCTTCTCCCGAAGACCGAATCGCAGCGCTCGAGAAGGCGGTGGGAGAGCTGACGGCCTTTGTCCAGAAGCTGCAGTCCGCAGAGGCAGCCAAGGAAAAGCCGGAGCAGGCTGCGGATGAAGAGCCTGCCCAACCGGAACCCGATCCTGAAGCGGCTCCGGTTGACGAGACCGTTCCAGCCGAGGAGTCGCAGGAAGTTCTCGCTGACGCAGAGGATGTCTGCCCGGGCATCAAGAAGCCCGCGGCTGACGCCAAGACCGGCGGCTTCTCTAAGGATGTTCTCAACCGCCTCCGCCGCCAGGCCCTCAAGGCCGCAGGCGTGAAAGAGTTTGGCGACGCCGACACGCTGGACGACGCCTCTTTGGCGATTGCGTTCAAGGCTGCTGCCGAACTGGCCCGCGCCAAGAACAACCCGGTCGCTGTCCATATGGCCGATCAGGCTCCCCGCTCAACGAGCAATGCGGATCTCAACAAAAAGTTTGCTGAATTTTGGAAGGAAAAATAACCATGTCTCAGTTCATCGGCACCTCCATGACGCCCGGCTATGCAGGCGACCTTACCCGCGGTCTTTTTGACGCGACCATTGAAACCAAGGTCAACGACGGAACCGTCAAGGCTTTCGGCGTGCCCGTCAAGCTTTCGAGCGGCAAGGCCGCAGCTGTGAGCGCCGCCTCCGATGCCGTCTACGGCTTCTCTGTGCGCGAATACGGTCAGGCCGACAACGATGGCGTGCAGGAAATGGAGCTCGTCTCCGTTCTTCGCCGCGGCTACATCGCTGTCACCGTTTCCAGCGGCACGGCCGCTGCGGGCGGCCAGGTTTATCTCACTTCGACCGGTGCGATTTCCGCTGATTCCACCTCCAACACCGCCCTCTCCGGAGCGACCTTCATGGGCCCCGCGGATGCGAACGGTCTGGCTGAAATTGCCTTTAACATCTAAGGAGCACTTCCATGAAATTTACTGACTCTGAGATTCAGAGCACTGGTGCATTCCTTGTTGGCCAGCTTGAACGACTCGACCCCCACAATTACGACCCGATCGCCGAATTCACCTGGTCCCGCGACATGCCTCTGCGCGAGGATGTCACGATCGCAGACGAGGTGACTTCCTTCATCCTCACGAACTACGCGGGCGGCTTTGGCGGCACCGGCAGCGGCACCAAGAGCTGGATCCGCGGCGAGGCCACCACCCCGGCCCGCGTCTCCATTCAGATGAACAAGATCACTACCCCCGTTACCCCGTGGGGCATGGAGGTCGACTACACGATCTTCGATCTGGAAAAGGCCATGAAGGCCGGCCGCCCGATCGACAAGATGAAGCACGATGCCATGCGCATGAAGCACCAGCTCGATATCGACACCCAGGTGTACATGGGCGACACCGAGCTTGGGATTTCCGGCCTTCTCAACAACTCTGCTATCGCCAAAGAGAACGTCGGCGCTTTTGATGCTTCGACCACCACGGCTGAAAAGGCCATCAAGTTCTTCAACTCCGTGCTCGATGCAGCCTGGAAGAACACGGCCTACAACCGCATTCCGGACACCTGCCTGATTCCGCCCGCGCTGTTCTCGGCTCTTGCCTCCCAGCAGCTGCCGAACACGAACATGAATGTTCTGCAGTACGTCACCAGCAACAACCTGGCAGTCGCCAACGGCGGAAGCCTGACGATTCGCCCGGTTCGGTGGCTTGCTGATTCGAGCATTAACTCCGGTAAAGGCCGCATTGTTGCCTATACCCGCCGCGACGACGTGGTTCGCTTCCCGCTCGTTCAGATTCAGGCTCTGCCGGTGCAGTACCGCGACTATCGCCAGATTGTCCCGTACTACGGCGCCCTGGGCGGTGTGGAGTTCGTCCGCCCCGAGATGGTGTACTACGCCGATCTCGCGGACTAAGTGGAGGAGTTATGAAAAGGATCACTGTCAACGGCCCGGTCACGCTCCGGCTTAACGGTAAGAGGCTCCCTTTTGCCGCGGGGAAGGAGTACGTGGTCTCTGATGAAGTGGCCGGAAACAGCTACCTCAGTCAGTACATCCTGACCGTTTCCGACGTGAAGGGAAGAACCAGGAAGAAGGACGCGGCGGAGGCGAAAGATGACGGCTCTGACAGTTGATTCTTTTCGTTCCTCGTTTCCGGAGTTCACGGAAGAGCTCTATCCGGGGCCTTCCGTTGAAATCCGCCTGGCGCTTGCCGACAAGTTCTTTTCCGAAGACGTTTGGACAGACGAGGCCTTGCGAAATCACGTGATGGGCCTGTACGCGGCCCATTTCCTGAAGGCGCAGGGGTCGGGAGCGGCGGGAGGATCCGGGAATTCAGGAGAGGCATCCGGCGTGGTTTCCTCCAAATCCGTGGACGGCGCTTCCGTGTCTTTTGATACGGGTTCCGTAACGGAAACAGGGGCCGGATCGTGGAATGTCACGGCGTATGGACGCGAGCTTTACATGCTGCTCAAGATTTTTGGAGCCGGGGCGAGGCAGATATGAAGGTCAAGCCGTTCGCGTCAATAACGACGACCTCGCGCATTGATGAAGTGAAAAAGGCTGTAAATCGCATCAAGGGCGCTGCCGTTTTCGTCGGAATAGCCTCCGGCAGCAAAGGGGACGCCAGAAGCGACGGAGGACCGTCCAACCATGAGCTCGGGTTCATTCACGAGTTTGGAAGCCCGGCAGCCAACATCCCGGAGAGACCCTTTTTAAGGCCCGGCGTGAGGAAGGCGGCTCCGAATTACATCCCTAAGCTCAAGGCCGCCATGAAGGCCGGGCTGCACGGTGACGGGGCTGCGATGGAAAGGCTCCTCGAACAGGCTGGGTCCATCGCCTCCTCTGCGGTGAAGGTCGAGATGTCAACCGGGAACTTTGTTCCGCTCAAGCCTTCGACCCTTAGAAACCGCAACCGATCAAGGCTCACCAAGAGCAAGCGTGAAAACGAGATGAACGGAGTGAACGTGAGGCCCTTGATCAATACGGGATCCCTGCGGAACTCCATCGACTATTACGTGGTAAAGGGAAAGTGACATGGCTCTGCTGGATGTATCGGAGGTTATCGAAGACCCTCTTTTCACATCCCCGTGCGCCTTGATCAAGACGGTTGAATCGACCGATGCCAATGGGGAGCCTGCGTGGGCAGACGGGGAAACGGCTGAGATTAACGCCGTGGTCACCTCTGACCAAAAAACGATTGACCGTCTTCCGGAAGCCCTGCAGCGGGCAGGGACGATCATCGTGCGGTGCGTGTCCGACATGGCGCCGGAAGGATTCGGGGCGGCTTATGACGCCGTCTTGTGGCATGGAAAGCGATTTGTTGTCAAAGACTGCGCCGATTACAGCCAGTTTGGAAGAGGCTTTTTACGGCTCGTCTGCTGGCCGGAGGAGGCTGGCAATGGCCGTTATTGATTCAAGAACAGCGGGGGTCCTCACTCCAGTTGAGTCTTCGAACACGAGCGACCCAACAAACACGATCCGTTCATGGGTTGCGCAGATAACAGGCATCCCGCTCGACCATGTCAGGCGGAGATGGCTGCCAAAGCCCGGCACGAGGCCCGGGGTAGACGAGAACTGGTGCGCTGTGGGGTTCGAGTCTGTCGAAACACACGGGAACCCCGACCAGATCGACCGCAAGGGGGATCTAGAGAAACCCGAAAGCGGAAACGTGCTCCGGGTTTCGCATCAGACGTTTCGATTTGTAGCCTCGTTCTATGGCCCGAGCGCCGCTCTAAACGCCGATCTGTTTAGAGAAGGATCTCAGGTCTTTCAGAACCTCAGATGGCTCGAAAAGTTCGGCTTAAAGCTGCAGGGGTTCGACGGTCAGGTGCAGCGCCTGCCGGATCTTCTTTACGAACAATGGGTGGACCGTTGCGACGTGCGGTTTTCCGTCGGGCGGGCCGTCCGCAGGACCTTCGGCATCAGGGATCTCTGTGCCGTCGGCGATATCCAAATCAAAACAGACTCTCACAGTGAGGATTGAAAATGGCAATTGCAACCACTCTTCCGGTTTCGCGCGTGGTCAATGTCGCGGTCGAGATGTCGCCCACGGCGGCGGCTCTCAGGAACTTCGGCTCCTGCCTGATCCTGGGCGATTCCGACATCATTGACACCGACGAGCGCATCAGGCTCTACAGCAGCATCTCTGACATTGCGACCGACTTCGGGATTTCGTCCCGGGAGTACCTCGCGGCTCAGGCTTTCTTCAGCCAGTCCCCGCAGCCTACCCAGGTTTACATCGGCCGCTGGGCGAAATCCGCCACGGCTGGAAGGCTGCGCGGCAGGACGCTCTCAAGCGCTGAGCAGGACATTTCCCTCTTTACGGCCATCACCACGGGGACGCTCTCGCTTACGATCGACGGAGCCTCGAAATCGATGGCGTCAATCGACCTTTCCGCAGAAACGAATCTGAACGGCGTGGCCTCTCAGATCTCGTCCGCGCTCGGAGTTTCCGGGTCCTGCGCCTGGACCGGAGAGCGTTTTGTAATCACGTCTGCCACGACCGGCACTTCGTCCACCGTGGCCACGACAGACACCGGGACTCTGTCTTCCCTGATGGGCTTTGCGGGTTCTGCCACCTCTGTTGCGGGCGTGGCGGCAGAGTCTCTGGCTTCCGCAATCACCGCGCTTCTTGATTACAACACGTGGTACATGGTCTGCGTCGCTCCGGACGCGTCTGATGATTCCATTGTCGAGGCTGCGGGGCTGATTGAAGCGGCTTCTCCCTCGAGAATGATCGGCTTCACGACTCAGAACTCTACGGAAATCGACTCGACAGCTTCTTCAACCCTCGGCTCCAGGCTGAAGGGCCTTGGGTACAACAGGACGATTCTCGTGTACTCGAGCGATTCTCCTGTGGCTGCCGCCTCGGTCTTTGGCCGCATGGCGACGATCAACTTTGAGGGAAGCAACACGACCCTGACCCTTAAGTTCAAGCAGCTCCCGGGCGTCACAGCGGAAAACCTTCGCAGCTCTCAGGCCGAGGCCCTGAAGTCCCATAACGTCAACGCCTTCTGCGCCTATCAGAATGACACGAGCATCCTCCAGGAAGGCATCACGTCCGGCGGATGGTTCATTGACGAAACGCACGGTCTTGACTGGCTTCAGAACAGAGTTGAGACGGATCTCTGGAACCTGCTCTACACATCGAAGAAGGTCGGGCAGGACGAGTCCGGCGCCACGGCCATCGTTTCCTGCGTTAACAAGAGCCTGGAGCAGGGCGTGACCAATGGCCTGATCGCCCCGGGAGTCTGGAACGGGGATGCCTTCGGAGCTCTGGAAAGCGGCGACACGCTCTCGACAGGCTACTACGTATACATCCAGCCTTTCGATGAGCAGTCCCAGTCCGACCGGGAGGCCCGCAAGGCCCCGCCGATTCAGATTGCTGTAAAGCTCAAGGGCGCCGTTCACTTCATCAACGTGACGATCACGGTTAACAGGTAAGGAGAGATTGGATGGCTACGTATTCTTTTATGGATGTGACCGCGACGCTGACGGGATCTACTGGCGTGATTGATCTCGGAGCCGGGTCCGGCGATTCGAAAGAAGGGATTTCCGTTGCGCTTGCCTCGTCCCGCAACACAATGACGATCGGGGCAGACGGGGAGGGAATGCACTCCCTGAAGGCCGACAAGTCGGGCACGGTGACGATTCGGCTGCTCTACACATCTACCCGCAACGCCCTGCTGCAGGCGATGTACGACGCCCAGGCTCTGTCTTCCAGCTCCTGGGGCAACAACGTGATCACGATTCGCAACAAAGGAAACAACGAGACCGTTGTGTGCCGCGGATGCGCTTTCCAGAAACAGCCCGACCGCACTTACGGAGAAGAGGGCGGCATTCTCGAGTGGGTCTTTGACTGCATCAAGATCGACACGGTCACCGGAACGTATCCTGCAGAGGCTTAAACAATGGAACCGAAGCACGTCACAATCAACGGCTCGGAATACGTCATCGGGCGGCTTGACTGCTTTCAGGCTCTCAATGTCTCCCGCCTCGCTAGTCCGGTCATTCCCTTCCTGTTTTCCGGGGTTGTGAAGGCTTTCCTTGAGCTGTGGAAGCAGCAGGCCGACAAGGAATCGAACGAGGATTTCGCCGGCCAGCTCGCAATCGCTCTCTCTTGCGCCCAGCCTCTCTTCGACCGGCTCGCAAAGATGCCGAAGGAGGACTTCAACGAAATTCTCTCGATTTGCCTGTCGTGCGTAGAGAAGAAGCGGGGCAAAACCTACGGAGCGGTCATCAATGAGGGCGTTCCGTTCGACGATGTCGGATCCGCAGATGTCCTCAGGCTCGCGCTTGAAGTGGTCGTGCGTGAGATCCGCCCTATTGGAGCCGCATTGTTCGGCATGGCTTCCGAACAGAAGCCTTAGATGCGGCCTGGGAAAGTGCCGACTGGTGGAGCCTGCCGAACGGCGAAGACTGGCTCCTGACACCTGTCAGAGAAGGAATGATCCGGTACGGGGATCTTAAGGATGGATCCCTGACCCTGGAGGATCTGTTCATCTTGAACACGTACCTGAGGAACGAGACTCACAACCGTGAGGTCGCCCAGCGCTTGAGGGAAAAGGAAAATGGCAGCTAGTGTGATTGAAGGGTTCCTCGTAAACCTCGGATTTTCCGTTGACAAGGACTCTCAGGCGAGGTTCAACGCCGGACTTCAGGAGGCTGAGAAGAAGGTCAGGCACCTCGGGTTGAAAGCCGCAGCTGCAGCTACAGCAATGTATGCGGCCTGGTATAAGGCGAGCAGCAAGCTTTCAACCGACTTCAACATCGCCCACTACGCCAACGCCTCCATCTCGGGGCTGAATTCTCTCCGCATGGCTTTCAAAGCCGTGGGAGCGGACGCCGGGATGGCTGACAAGGTTATCGGGACGATGGGGGAGCGCCTCCGCACGATCCCGGGCTACGCAGATCAGATCGAGAATCTGTTCGGCGTGGCCGTACGGGATGCGAACGGGAATCTTCGTGATACTACCGACATCGTAGCCGACATCTCTGCGGCGATGCAGGGCATGGATGATGCTACAGCGGCATCGATGGCGAGCGCTATTGGCCTGGGCGACTCGTGGCAGTACATGAAGAATCAGAATTTTCCTGGAGAGCTGCGGAAAGCGAAGGAACAGACCGCAGCCCTCGGGGGAGCGCTTGATTCGACAGCCGAATCATCCAACGAGCTGTGGAAAAGTCTCGGGAATTTGTGGGCTGTTTGCAAACAGGCTCTTACATATCTTGTCGGCTTTCTGAATAAAACTTTCGACATCTCCGGGATGGTTGACCGCCTGGCGAAGTGGCTAGGCGGGGACGGGATCAAAAACATAACTGCGAACGTTGCGGGCGGCATTCAGACAGTAAAAAATCTTTTTTCTGGAAAGATCGGCCTTACCGATGTTGTAAGCGATTTCAAGAAGAACGCTCAGACCGCTCTGAACGATCAGGAAGCAATGATCGCCAATAGCGCGGGGAAAAACAATATAGCGGGCGGCACTCCGGGTAAGGAACTCGAGCGCAAAGGAATCCCGGCGGCGGGTGAGGTTTCTTACATCGGAACGAAAGCTCCGAAGGGCGTACGCAACAACAATCCGGGGAACATTCGAAAGGACAAGCACTCCTTCCAGACCTACGGAACATTTGCGGAGGGTGTTGAGGCCCTCGGGAAACAGCTGAAACGCTACCAAAACTCCGGGGCACAGACTGTTGCGGACCTCGTCCGCACCTGGGCGCCGGCGAACGAAAACGACACTGTAAGCTATATCAAACGAGTTTCGCAGTACCTCTCAAGCCGCCTCGGGGCGAACGTTGGGGCCTACACAGCTCTTGATCTTCGTGATCCCCGCCAGATGCAGGCCATGATTGAAGCTATTACCCGTCAGGAAAACGGGAACGGCTACCAAAAGCTCATCATGGACCCATCGCTTCAGGATGAGATCAGGAGAGCCACGCAATTTACAGGTCGAAGCAGGAACTTCCACGAATGGGACAGGAGCAGGGTCGACAACAAGCTGACCGTGAATCAAACCATTTACGTTTCTGACTCTAATGCCGCTCGGAATATCGCCCAGACAACGAAGGCAGCGATCGCCGACGGCCAGAGGAGCATGATGTAATGCCTCTCGATTTCTCGACATTGAACAGTCTTCCGTACTCCATCGAAGCCCTTACGCTCGGGCGCAGGAGGTCGATCACGTCATCGGGGTCTGAGGCCATCGCCATCATTCCGGATGTAGTGATCTCTGAGGAGCACGACGATGAGGTTACTGTTACCCGGCACCCCGTGGATCAAGGCGCTCCGATTTCCGATCACGCTTATAAAAATCCCTCTGTGCTGAACGTCCGTTTCGGATGGTCGGATTCATCCCGCCTCATCAATTCGGTCTTAGATACCTCAATCCTACGGGGTTATCTGTCGACCAAAGAGGTATACGAACAGCTGTTAAAGCTGATGGACAACCGTGAACTGTTGACGGTCTCAACGGGTAAGCGGATCTATCAGAACATGCTGATAACAAAGTTGTCCACAAGTTCCACTGCCGATACGGAAAGTGCGCTGATCTGTGACATCACGTTTGAAGAAGTCATCATCGTTTCGGCCCAGAGCACGAATCTTTCCGAAGATGTGCAGCAGAACCCTGAGCGGACGGCCAGTCCGACAAACGGCGGTCAGAGACAGGCTGTAGAGACCTCTACGGTTCTCCAATTGCCATCCGATTATGGGAACGCATGAAAATGGTTCAGATCCCTTTGAGCTCCGGGGCGCAGTTTTTCAACATCGCCCTGGGCCACAGCTATTACACGTTGAAGCTCGCTTACCGGGATGCGGTCTACGGAGGTTGGTTTCTAGACATCCAGACACTGGACGGCGAAAGTCTGATCGAGGGGATCCCGCTTGTGTGCGGCGTCGATTTACTCGCGCAGCACCAATATCTGGGGCTGGGTCATCTCTATGCAATGGTGGGCGGCTTGTACACAGAAACTCCAACCTATGCCGACATGGGATCGAACCTGCAGCTCTATTGGGAGGATTCCTGATGAGCGGAGAAAGGCAATGGCTCAGGTATTTCCGGCTTGTGGTCGCTAAGGACGGGACGAACACCGCGGCCCTTGATTTGTCGGACTACCGAGTGGCATTCAGGGTGACTCAGGCCGCTGTGGGGCGCCCATGCACTGCCGAGATCAGCGTATACAACGTGTCTGACGACACTGCCAACCAGATCAACGCTCCGACTAACGAACGAATCGTAACGAACGGGAATAACGCCGAACATATCTCTGTCATCATCGAAGCTGGTTATCAGGAACACCATTCGGTCATCTTCAACGGTGACCTCTGGTGGAAATCCATGTCCCGGCTTAGCGAAACCGACACGTGCCTGCGGCTTATAGCAGCGACAGGCAAGCGGGCGCACAAGTACTCAATCGTTGATTCTTCTCTGCCCGCCGGTTCGTCCCAGTCTGATGTATTCCGCACGATCGCCCAGTCGATGAAGGATTATGGGGTTGAATCGTATGCGGATACATCGGGGCTGATGAGCACGAAGCTTCCCCGTGGAAAAGTTATGTACGGGATGGCCCGCGATGCAATGCAAAGCTTTGCCGACACGAACAATCTGGACTGGGGCTACACAAATAAGGGCTTGACAGCCTTTCAGAAGTCGCCTCGCCGGGGGCAGGGGAACAAGATCGTTATTTTGTCGCCATCAACCGGCCTTCTAGACCGCCCTAACGCGACACAGAGCGGTATCGAAGCCCGGACGTTGCTGAATCCCGATTTGGAGTTCGGAAACTACGTGCAAATTGATCAGTCGCTTATCCAGACCCCGGATTATTCAACCGAGTACAAGGCCGTCCAAGAGAATTATGCCGCCCGAGGAAAGGTTATTGCTGGTGACGGTTTCTACCAGATTCGGAGTCGGCAGCATGTGGGGGATACCCGGGGCGAAGACTGGTACACGGACATCATCGCCATAGGCGTTAACGAGGGGGCCGGGTTTGTCGAACCGGGCGTGTGGAACTTTTTGGCGAACATCCAATGATCTCAGAAAACGAACTCATCGAAGACCCCGTTCGGCAGTTCGAGCAGAATTTTACCGGGCGGCAGGCGATGATCTGGACAGCGCTGCCAGGGATCATCCAGAGTTTCAACGCCGCCGCTCTGACGTGCGAGGTTCAGCCAGCCATTCAGGGTCGACGCGTCACGGAAACCGGCAGCGTGGAAATTTTGAATCTTCCGCTGCTTCTTGATTGCCCCGTTGTCTTCCCGCACGCAGGGGGATGCAGCCTGACCTTCCCGATCAGGACCGGAGATGAATGTCTCGTTGTTTTTTCTTCCAGATCCATCGACTTGTGGTGGCAAAGCGGTGGAGTGCAGCCTCCGGCCGAGCCGCGGATGCATGACCTGTCTGATGGTTTCGTAATCCCGGGGGTCTGGTCTCAGGCAAAGAAGATCGGAAGCGTTTCAACGGATTCGGTCGAGCTGAGAACGGACGACCGGGGAGCGTACATCGCTCTCACCCCTTCGAACCATCAGGTGACCCTTAAAACAAGCGGCAGTGCGGAAGCCTCGATCGGAGGAACTCTTTCTGCCGCGGTTTCGGGGACCGTGTCGCTCTCGTGCCCCAAGTTGACGATTGACTGTCCGGAAACGACCTTCACGGGCAAGGTGACCGTCTCCGGCGACATTGTCGGCGGCGCCCAGATCTACGACTCGACTGGAAAGATGCAGTCTATCCGCGACACGTACAACAGTCACACGCACAACGGTGGGTCCGCTCCAGACCAAAAGATGTAAAAAGTAATTTTTCATTTGGAAAGGCCCTGACGGACGAAAGTTCTTCGGGGTTTTTTTGTGCCAATGAGGAATGTGTCGCCGTGCTTTTCATAGACGATGTCTGCCAAATTGTTTTCATGGATGGAGCAGCTTTTGAAGCTAAACACCCAAGAGATAGTGGAGGGAAATTTTCCACTTTTGGTGCTGGTACCAGAAAATCAAAATCCCAGCTTAAGCGAGAGCACAAAGCGAAAACTCTCGAACAGTTCTATGGAGAGGAGATCAAGGGCAAGAATCTCAAAGGTCGTCGGGCGTTGTTCAAGATGCTTGAGGAACGGAAAGGTTTTATCCGCGGAGCATTTCACAGAGACGATATAGGCGACATCGACCTCGTCTGGGGCGATTCCGAGGCGGGGTTGGAACACATCATCCAAAGAAGGATGGATAAAGGCCAAAACCTGAAAAGGGTGCTTATGAATCTGTCAACTGCCATTCAAAACGGCAGACTCGAGAGAGCCGGAGAAAGAAACGGAAGTGTTGCAATTCGTTACGGGAAGCAGAGGGTGTGTTTGAGCACACGCAAAAAAGGAAGAGACATCAGCTTTGTGATCACGGCTTATGAGCTAGATGCCAAATAAGAGAGAAGCCGTCTGCCGGGCACTGAACGGCGGCTTTACGTGCGGGCAGACTTCCCGCGCACAACTCTCAAGGAAATTATATCCAAACGGGGCGTGAAATGAAGGTACGAAAGCTTGACTCAGGCGGCGACATGATGCTCGGGCACGGTTTGTCTGATTTCTTTCAGGACTCTCCAGAAGGAGTTGCCCAGAACGTCATGACCAGATTAAAGCTATGGCGCGGGCAGTGGTTCCTCGATACAAACGATGGCACACCCTGGCTGCAAGACATCCTCGGCAAGCACGAGGCAGTGGACATGATCATTCGGAACCGTATTCTGGGGACTCCAGGCGTTAAAGAGATCACGGAGTTCCAGTCGGTCCTTGACCCCGACACCAGGACGCTTTCGATTCAGGTCACGATAGACACGAATTACGGATCTACAGAAATTTCGGAGACGCTATGACGATAAGCAGCCCTGTTTTCACCGTTTCAGCGACCGGTATTACGGCTCCCAGCTACGAAGAGATCCTAGACTACTTCAAAACTAAAGCCAAAGGAATTTTCGGAGACGACATCAATCTCGACTCCGACACTCAGGATGGGCAGCTTCTGGCCATATTCTCTTCGGCAATCAACGACCTGAATGCCCAGGCAATCGCCGTTTTCAACGCCTACAACCCTTCTACAGCCGTAGGCGTTGCCCTAGACGGCGCCGTAAAGACAAACGGAATATCTCGCCATGAAGCCTCTCATTCGTCCGTAGACCTCACGATTATTGGGCAGGCCGGGACGGTCATCACAAATGGATACGCTCTGGACTCGGCAGGGAACAGGTGGAATCTTCCTGAGACTGTGAGTATCCCGCTTTCAGGCGAAGTCGTAGCCACAGCGACAGCCGATTCAGAAGGCGCAATATCGGCACCCGCGGGATCTATCACAACAATTGGAACACCAACGCTCGGGTGGCAGTCCGTCACGAACAAAGCGGCAGCTGTCGAGGGATCGGCGGTTGAGTCTGACGCAGAACTTCGCTACCGCCAGACGCTCTCCACGATGCAGCCCACAATGGGTCTGTGGGATGGTCTTGTAGGATCCATTCAGCAGCTGGATGGTGTTCAGTCTGTGGCAGGGAGACACAACGACACTGGAAGTGAGTCAAGCGAGGGAATTCCCGCTCACTCAATCGCCGTTGTCGTTTCAGGCGGCGCGGCCGATGAGATCGCGGAGACTATATATAAGAAGAAGAGCCAGGGAGTTTCTACCTACGGTTCGACGACGGTCGAGTACATAGACTCCCTGGGCAACGTGAACGAAATCGCGTTTTCCCGCCCGACTGATGTCGCAATCACCATTGCAATCACCCTGAAAGCAACAGACACCTGGCTCACGACGAACGAGGACGATGTCAAAACTCGTCTCTCAGCCTACATCAATGGCTTAGCTATAGGCGAGAAGGTTGACATCATGAAATGCGTATCGGAAGTCGTCCGGGACGCTGACATCTACGACCCGGATTTTTATCTCGAGAGCATAACGCTGAACGGCTCGGCGGCCTCGGTTGATATAGCGTGGAATGAGAAGGCTTCGACTTCTGCTGACAGCATCACGATCACCGTGGAGTAACAGATATGGCGAGCCAGAACGAATACACCGAACTGATCGCCGGGGCGCATCGCGAAAAGCCGCGCTTCACGGAGTGGGTTTATCAGCTCACTGAGCCTGTCGCTGAGGCCCGATCCAGGATGAAGCAATTCGTCCGGGACTTCGATATTGATTATGCGGTTGGCAGCCAGCTCGACGCAGTTGGGGTGAGGGTTGGTGAAACAAGAAAGCTTGCGCTGAAGATTACGGATGTCTTTTTTGCATTTGATGACGTTGACGGGGTGGGGTTTGACCTCGGGGTCTGGCAGACAGCTCGTGATGACGCCTATGGCATTACGGTTCTTTCGGATGAGATCTATAGAATCGTCCTCAAAGCAAAGGTCGCGATCAACCAATACACGGGCCGCAACGAAGATCTCATGGCCTTGATTGACCAGATCTCAACGGCGTTTGGCGTCACAACGGCACAGATCGCCTATGTAGACACTCAGGACATGAGAATCACTGTCTACATCGACAAATCGCGGGTCCCTCCCATTGTCTGGCAGATTTTATCAAACAGAATCATCGCTCTTAACAACGCTGGCGTTCTGGAAATAATAGAGAACGGAGTTGCCGGAAATTTGGCAGCAACGGATAGAACGCTATTGACGGACGACAGCGGAAATCTGCTCTACATCGATATTTCATCTTCTTGAGGTAGCACATGGCAGAAAACAAACTGGTCCCGTTCGCGAACGGGGCTTCGGCAAATGTTGTCGATGAAACCACTTGGCAGGGCAATTCGCTCTCGGCAGTGAGGACGACAGGGTTCCAAAGCGGCATCGCCAAGTCCGCCCAGGTAAATCGCGTTTTGGCTCAAGGCGCCTCGGCTGGTTATGCCATAGGGGAACTGATCAAAGACTACGCGGCCGAGGACGCAACTATCGACGCATCCGCCCTGTATACCGGGTTCGTTGATGCCCTGAAGGCTTTGTCGAAACAGGCAGTCATAGATGTCGTTTTCCCTGTCGGATCGGTCTATATCTCAACGGCTTCAACCAATCCGGCAGAGCTGTTCGGCATCGGAACATGGGAGCGAATCGGCGCGGGCAGAACCCTGATCGACGCCGGCGGCTCCTTCGCGGCGGGGACGATAGGCGGGGCAGACTCTCACACGCTGACCGTGAACGAGATGCCAGCGCACAGCCACTCGGCACAGGCAACAGAGGCCGGCGGCCATACCCACACCCGCGGGTCGATGAATATCGTTGGCGGATTTGGTGCTGGTTTGTATACGAGGTACTTCACTCAGGAGTCTGGAGCCTTCTATGCGAATGAAGTTCCGGGCGCCAAGGGTATGGATGACGGCAACAGTATGAAGTCGCACTACCAGATTAATTTTGACGCTTCCCGGGCGTGGTCGGGCGAGACTTCATGGCAGGGCCAACATAATCACGCCGTCAGAGTCGACAACACGGGCGGCGGGCAGGCTTTCTCGACCCGAAACCCGTACCTCGCGGTCTACATCTGGAAGCGCACGGCTTAAAGGAGAGCTTGAATGGCAGTCATCAAAGTATCTGATCTTCCGCAGAAAGCGACGCTCGACTCGGACGACAAGATTGTCGGTTACAGCTCGACAGGGGGAACCTCGCTCCTTCTGGGTTCGGCCTTCAAGGCGATCCAGACGGTCGCAGAAACAGCAGCTTCAAATGCCGCCGCGAGCGAATCGACGGTAGCGTCAGAAAAATCGGAACTCGAATCAGAAATTGCGACCGCAAAGACAGACATTTCGACTGCAAAGATGGATGCTGTTTCGGCGATCACGACAGCACAGACCACGGCCACGGACGCTATAGCGTCAGCTAAAACCACAGCCGTTTCGGCTGTGAACTCGGCAAAATCGACCGCTCTTTCAGACGTTAGCGCTCAGCAGACCACATCAGTCACCGCGGTTAAATCTCAGGGCGACACCTCTGTTGCAGCCGTACAAAGCGCCCAGATCACGGCAACTGATGCGATCACAACAGCTCATACCAAGGCTGTTAGTGCCGTACAAGCCCAGGAAGCGGCGAGCATCCAGGCGATTGAGGCGGATTCTGTTCTTGCTGGTTACGCGAAAAAGGATGAGTTGAGCTCTCTGATCGCGGCGGCTGTCGCTGAGGCAAAGCTTGCGGCATATCCAGTAGGCTCTATTTATTGCTCCATTGATTCGACCGACCCAGGGGCACTCTTTGGTGGAACTTGGGCGGCAATTGGGGCTGGCCGTGCTTTAGTGGCAGCAGGCGGTGGCTTCGCTGTGGGGAGTGAGGGGGGGGCAGATACCCACACACTGACGGTAGAAGAGATGCCGTCTCATGCACATACTGCGTGGACGGGGGAGGCGGGATGGCATGGGCACACCGCAAGAACGGACACAGCCAACCTCACGGGCTCTTTCAACCCGGGCGGTCTTGGCATCACAGCCAGCGGCGTCTGCAGCCTTGGAGCGGGCAAGCAACCGTCAAACAGCGGTTACGCTACCGATTCCTCCATCGTGAATATTAATGCCAGCCATATGCATAACGTCGGAGTCGACGGCGCAGGGAACCACACGCACACGGTGGGAGTTGGGGCAACAGGGGGTGGGCAGGCGTTTAGCGTCCGCAACCCCTACATTGCGGTAAATATGTGGCGGCGTACGGCATAGGGCCACAAATATCAATCTTTACATTTCAATAGGAGCAAACCATGACCGTTTACAACCGGTATACCGTTCAAATTCTCATGAACTGTGATTCTGCGGACTCCGCCGAAACTCAGCGTAAACTCCGCGAGGCGCTTGCCTCTGTGCCGAAGACTCGTGTCCGAACAATATCTTTTGATGTTTGGATGGACGCCAATAAGGGAATTGAGAAGACATACGACGAGTCCGGGGACGAAATCACGGATTCTGCTGCTGAAGGCTGAGCAATGTCTTTGATGGGGGCACAGGTGGATCTGATTCCTGATTTTTCATCCCGCGTTTTTCTGGCGGTTGGCGGGATTCTGGGAGCCTTGTGCTCCTTTCTTTTTGGCCCGGTCGATGACGCGATTGAATGGCTGTTTGTTTTTATCGTAGTCGACTATTTGAGCGGTACTTATGCCGCGATGAAGACCGGGCAGTGGAATTCCCGTACGGGGTTCCTTGGCATCACCAAAAAGATCGTCATGCTGAGCCTCGTGGCACTTTGCCATGGGCTGGATATCACTTCGGTCATACCTTTCGTCAGTGTCAGGGATGCGGCGGTCTTTGCTTTCTGCCTGAACGACTTTGGCAGTATCTTGGAAAACATTGAGCGCATGGGGTATGGGTCAATTATCCCGGCGCCGGTCCGCAAGATGCTGAAAGCGATGGAAGAGCGGTCAGAGGCGATGGCGTCAGATGTGGTGAGCGGGGGAGAGATTCACCGGCAGCACAGAGACAAATAGAAGGATAGGGGATCCTCCCCATCAAACGAAAACCCTCGGGAGAAGCGAACTCCCGAGGGCTTTTTTATTCCACTTTACACACAGGAACTTATGCACAACGCCAGTATAGCTGAAATTCAAAAACTAAAGCAAGAGGTTGGTGTGTTTATGGATATGCAGAAAGAGCAGGAAATTGAAAGGTGTGTGCGGGCCGAATCTTGTCCTTTGGCTGACAAAATAAGGAGAGATCATGGCTGAAAAGAAAGAATTTTCGGTGTGGGACCCGGCAATTGCGGTCCCCTTCATTAAGTCGAACGAGGGGTGCCGGCTGGCTTCCTACCGGGATCCTGCGGGGGTATGGACTGTGGGTTATGGCTCTACACGCCTGGCATCTGGGAACCCTGTCATCAGGAACATAAAGATTACTCAAGAGGAGGCAGACGAGCTTCTGGAGTCTGAGCTTTACCGTCTTCGTGATGTGCTGTCCCGATCTGTCAGGGTCGCTGTAACGCAAGGGCAGTTCATCGCTTTATTGGATTTTGCATACAACTGTGGCGCTGGGGCACTCCGCAGATCTACTCTCCTCAAACTTTTTAATGCCGGCAAGGTAATTAATGCGGGGTATGAATTCAAGCGTTGGGCGCGAGCGGGAGGGAGGGAGCTTCCGGGGTTGGTAAGGAGACGAGAGGCAGAGAAGGAGCTCTTCCTCAGGTAAAAGAAATCCCCGGAAGAGTTGCAGCTCTTTCGGGGACTGAGCAATGTGTACATATGAGGTCTGTACGTGAGAGATGATACCAAAGAAAGAATAGATAAGCCAGAGGCTTTTATGGATGAACAGAAGTTGAAACAGGCTCAGCAAGCGGCTATCAGCGAATACAAAAAGGAGCGTTTCCACTTCTGGGAAGAACTCGTGCTGGTCGCCTGCGCCGTTATTGGGGGTGTGCTGGGCGTCATCGGTTTTATCCGATCTCTGTAAAAATCCCCGGCAAGAGCGGGAACTCTTCCGGGGATGGAACGAATCATAACAGAGACTTAAGAAACGCTACACATAGATGGACCACATCTACATGAAAGATTATAGCAAAGATCTAGAAAACAGAGTCCTTACTTTGGAGAACCGAATGGATGCTTTTGATGAAGAACGGATCCGCGCTGATGAGCGCAGACGGGTTCGGGCTCAGGCGTGGGAATTCATTAAAAGCGTGATTGTCCCATTCGGAGTAGCGCTTTTAACGCTTTGGGTTGGCGGTCGATTCCTATAAAAATCCCCGGGAAAGCATGTGCTCTTCCGGGGAAAGCCTACCGACTCCATAAACCACCTACGTAAGGAGAGAGAGACCTTACGTATCGCATTATAGCGAGCTTTTAAAAAATAAGGCGTTCATACCAGGGGGCAGGAGGGATTTCTATGAACCGCTACCAGATCACCGCAATGGCCGTATCAGCCGCCACGCTGGTAGGGATCGCCGGGTACGAGGGCTATAGCTCAACCGCCTATGTCCCCGTGAAAGGAGACGTCCCCACTATCGGGTGGGGGACAACAGCCGGTGTAAAGAAAGGGGACACTATTGAGCCGACGCAGGCGCTCCAGAGACTGTACCGGGATACCGAGATGGCGAAGACAGGGATCAGCCGCTGTGTCAAAGTGCCGCTCTCGGAAGGGGAGCTCGACGCTTATCTCCGTCTAACCTACAACATCGGCCAAAAGAAATTCTGTAGCTCGGCACTCGTGAAGAAGCTGAATCGCAAGGACTACAAAGGAGCCTGCACCGAAATCAGGCGCTGGTGCTACTTCAAAAATAAGAAGCACCCGGGGCTGGTGAATCGGCGGGAAGATGAATATCGGATCTGTATGAGGGGGCAGGAATGATGAAAAGGAATTTGGCCATTGCCGGGGTCATTATCGGCGCCTTGATAGCGTCCGCGTTCTGGGGGTACTCCAGAGGAAGATCCTCGACGGCGGAGAAGTATGAAGCTCAGATCAGCGAGCTTAAATCTGATTGGCAGAAGCAGACCAGGGCGGTAGAAAAGGAGGCGCAGGAACGCTATGAGAAACAATCAAGACAATTGGCTGATGCGCTTGCCGCGCGAGACAAGGCTTTATCTGACGCTCGCGCTGTGCGGGTTACTGCTGTCCGGGTGCGCGACGCCGCAGACACCAGAGCCAAGAGTGATCTGCAAGCAGCCAGAGATACCGGAGACCGTACTCAAGAGCGCCTCGCCCGATGCGAAAGCCTACTCGGCGAAGGCGCAGAACTGGCTGGAGAGGGTGCAGATCTTCTTACAAGAGTAGCCGCGGATAAGGAAACAATGAGAGCTACATGCGTGGCGGGGGATATGGCAAATTTTGTTGGCGGTTCTGAGATAATTGGGAACTGA